TGCCACCAACAAGTTCAGTCCTAACAGACAACTCATCATCACCAGCCAACGTGCCTTCGAGTTTCTCTTTGAGCCAGTTGGTTGCGTCGATTCCAAGTTCTTTCTCCTCTAGATTTCTCGTTCTTTTCTCTGGCGTATCAACGCCTGCAACTCTAACTCTTTCTTTCTTGTATAGATCAAACCCGAGGTCGATAGTAACGTCAATAGTATCACCATCAAGAACACGGTTGATCTCCGTTACTCTGAAGTTGTAGCAGCTCTTCCTGCTTGGTGGTGTCAATGCTCCCATCTTCTAACTCTGCAAATGCTTGTCTTAGTATGTATATGACTACAAACAAAGCACCAGCAACTGCAAGTATCACACATATAATCACTGACCACACAGGATCAACAACACTATCAAGAGGACGTAATAGTAAATTCATTTCCTAACAGGCCAAGTAAGTTCCATTCCTACCGTAAGTAATAGGACAAATCCAAATACAAATATTCCGCTAATCATGTTTTCTCGCAAAAGGTTCCCAATGTTCCCATCCATGCTTATGAACTGCCCACATACCAAGAATGGGGACGAAGACCAGGCACCATGCCATTAGTCCACATCCCCATGGGTTGTTTAATACTGTTCCACAAAATCTAGCAAACTGTAACATCATTCTTGAAAAACCGATAAGATGAATAGAAATAATCCAAAGAAGCAAATTAATCCAATTAAAATGAACGGTGTATAATCAACTAGGATATGCATGTCCTAGACCCCATACAACAAAAACTATAATTGACGAAAGTAAAATTGATGCTGAAAGAGTTGTATGTTTCATTACTATAAATCAGGCCAGGGATCTGAATTGTGTAGACACGATCTGGGATGTATCCACTCGCTATTTAATTCTTTTAGTTGTAATTTTAGTTTTAAATTTTCGCGTTTCAACATATTATTTTCATTCTCTAACTTTTTAATCTTACTCGGGTTGCTCATACTTGTTTTTGTTTTTCCATAACTCCAAAAAGTATCTATCAACATTGTACAAGTCTCCTGTTGGTGGTTGCTCTTCAATCCTAGACCATTCATCACAAAGGCGTCTCATCTCAAATGTTATTTTTCCTGGAGTAAACATTCTACCGAATGATGACATGGCAAACGCAAACCGCATTCTAATGCGCTGTTCCATTTCCTGAGTAGGCGTCGGTTTCATAATAGTTATTCTCACCTTTTCTGTACCCGAAATATGCGGTGGCACATATGAATGGTAGTGATCCGAAAAGTAGGACATGTGCTAGGGTCATGAGTCTGGGGAGGGTTGTGGAAATATATTAGCAAGTCCTGTAGGAGATGCAAGTTTTGCTTCGATAACACGACAAAGGCGTTCAACCTGTTTCTTGTCGGATCCGCATGGAGCATTCTGTAAACACCTAAGCATTAGTAAGTCATCACTAATCTTTGGTTTGATAGTAAAACCCCACTTGTCTACCTTCTCATCTGTTGGTGCTTCTACATTAACGGACATCATGACCCCCGAACATTGCTCGCATACCATTCAAAACTTTGGCAGTGAAAGCACCCAGACGGCGCGACTCAAAACGTGCAAACAACGCGCTGCTGATGACAGGAGCGGGTACGCCAAGATCCACAGCAGCGTGAACAGTCCAACGTCCTTCACCAGAGTCTGATACTCCCCCATCGAACTTGCTAAGCTCTCTATCGCCCCGTAGTACATCAGCGGTAAGATCAAGCAACCAACTGCCAACCACACTACCCCGACGCCAACACTCAGCCACTTTAGCAACGTTGATATCATAACAATAATCTTCTGGACAATCCATAGGGGCAACCTCAGCATCGCCTTCAGCAACATATTTTGCCCCAGCATTAGCTTCATGCAGGATATTAAAGCCTTCGGCGTATGCTTGCATGATTCCATATTCGATACCATTATGAACCATCTTTACAAAATGTCCTGCGCCAGGAGGACCAGCATAGATCCATCCATACTCTTCAGGATACATTACATATGAACCATCCCCTGTGCGAGGGGCAGCGGCAATGCCAGGTGCGAGTGCGTCAAAGATCGGACGGCAGACATCGACTGCGTGATTTCCGCCACCAACCATAAGACAATATCCACGCTCCAAACCATAAACACCACCACTAGTACCACAGTCAAGATATTGGATGCCAAGTTTAGAAAGCCTTTCTGCCCTGCGGCGAGAGTCTTTAAAATTGGAATTGCCATGATCAATAATAATATCGCCTTCCACACAAAACTGTAATAACTCATTGAGTGTGTCCTCTACTGTTTCTGCTGGTACAACCATCATAAAAACTCCTGGGGTTTCTCCAGTTGTTTTATTTTGATGAACTACGTAAACGAGATTTTCAATAGAAGTGGTGCATCCAGAGATGTAACCTTTCTCGAATTGTTCTTCTGCTTTTGTATAGTTATTTCTATATCCATGTACTTCATGTCCTGCTGTAATAAGACGGCGGGACATACCCTCTCCCATCCTACCCAATCCAATCATTCCAACTTTCATTTTATTTAATTTACGTGTACAACGCCAGTCATGCCTGCGCCCTGGTGAGGACCACAGAAGAAGTTATAGTCTCCTACATCAGCAAACACAACATCTTGTGATTCTCCAGGAGCAAACAATAGTGCTTCTCTAGAAAGATCTGGTCGTGCTTCAACAATAATATTGTGGGGAGGTAGCGCCTCGTTTACAAAGTGTAGTGTGTCACCTGCAGAGATTGTAATATCGTTGGGTTCAAATACTAGGTTACCACCAGCACCCATCACCACATCTACTGCCCATGCAGGCGCAGCAAGAAGTAGCACTACTAGGAATGCAAATAAAATTTTCATGTGCTTGTCGAATATTGTTCTTGATAAAGTTTGAGTTTATTAATTAACTCATCATATTGGTCCCACATGTATTCGCTACCAGTTTTTTCCTGGTAGACCTTACATGCAGTGATAAGACGTGTGATATCAGTGTCTTTTAGACGCATTGTCATCTCTAAACTCATAATGTAATTATAGATTGTGTGAGTAGAATTGCTTTATTTTAACATTCTTTTCACAAGTTTGTCAGCAATTCCACGCACGTAGTGATTTGTTAATCCTGCTATCAGGATCGCTGGCAGTTTTCTTGGAGGTTAACTTCTTTTTCATGCCCTTCATTCGAGCGCAGAACGATGACCTACGGGGATTTCCAACCTTCTTGCTTGGAGCTTTAAGGTCGCTTCCAGGATTTTCTCTCTCGTAAGATTTTCTGCCTTTAGCGTTAAGACCTCCAGACTTTGACTTGCCAGACTTTTTTGTCCAGGCTGCACCTTCGTCTAGTTCCGTTTCCTCTCGTTTAACGGATTTGATTGGGACTGCGAAACGATCCCAAGCCTTCTCCCCATATGAACATTCTTTTCGCGTCTCTGGTTTCTGACAGAGCTTACAATAACGCTGTTCTTCTACTTGCTTTTCTTTCTGTTCTGCTAAAACATGAGAGGCAAGATCCTTAATTTCTCCGTATGTTCTCATGATAAACGAAAGGGTGTACCAAACTATTTAGCGTTTACCACCGCTCATATCCTTCAGCATCTTTTGTAACTCTGCTGTAGAACCTACAAACATAGCATTATTAGTGACTTTAGACGGACCTTTCTTATCCTCATCAAGATCCTTCATTTTCTTATGCAGGTCTTGGAGTTTCTCAGTCATATCTGCAACGTGCTTCATTGCCGCTACAGCGACTTCATACGCTCTTGGGTGCCCTGACTCCTGTGCGACCTCTAAGGCACCGTTAACCGCCTCCTGCCCCTTGTCTATGAGACTGTATAACTCACCCCTGGTATATTCATAATCTTTTTCACGATCTTCCTTATCAACTTTAGGTGGTACAGGTTTAGATGGTTTACTTTCAACCACCTCTGCATCAATATTAAGGATGTTCTCCATGTTTTCTTCTAAGCTCATAATCAGTAGTAGGTAATACCTTCGTTAAATCCAAAATCATCATCAGCAGTTACCAATGCATCATCTGCTGCATTAATTAAACCATCACTATTCTTATCCTCAGTTGCCTTGGGAGAATATGTACGAGTAATTGTTCTGCGACCGACGTTAAGATCTCCAATAGTTTCATTGATAATAGCAGTACGAATGACACCAGCATTGCTGTATGGACCGTATAGATATGATTTCACACTAAACTGTAGTGAATAAACAATGTATCTACGATTGAGGAAACTTTCATCCCACTCATCTTCATAACTGATATTGTTTAGAACAATAGGGACATCACGTTTTTCATCCATATCTGCTATGAAATTAATTGTGACTGAGAATGATGGTTGGAAGTATGGCAAGATTTGCTCTACAATCTGCAGTGCTTCGTCTTGTGACTTAGCCATTACTCCTAATTCAAAATTAAAATTATATGGAACGGGAACGTATTGACTCTTTACCTCATCACCATTATCAGCAATAATTGTTTTATATTTCTGAGTTGGTGGTGTTTTTCTTTGACCATCATAATCCAAACCCTGCATCTCAAAGTAGAGACGTGGTAAAGTAATAGCAACTTTATTATCTTCTCCTGGGTTTTGCTCTAGTCTTGTTAGAAACTTATTCTTTGGACCATATGCTAGAGGTACTTTTTCTACCTCCAATACATTGCCAGTAGTTTGGTCTTTTTTCTGCAGCTCAATATTATTGAAGAGCGTACCAAAGGCAATGATATTCCTTCTAATAGTTTCGTTATAAAAATGTGACCCTAACATTAGATACTACCTGTATAATTACCGAACTCGCCAAATGGGTTTCCTTCACTCCAGTCAATAATATTATCACCTTCGTCTTCGATTTCCCTATTTTGGTCGTAGGCAGTGGATACATTATTTAGAGTGTCAAAAGTCTCAGGACTCCACGTAGCACCAGAAGTTAGACCAGTTATTGTTTCTGCAGTAGTAAAGGTTCCTGTTCTGTTGTATACCTGGAGAGCTCTGGTTGTGCTATCCCAGGACTTGACTTCTGCTCTATTGTCTTTAGGTGAGTTGTCAATACTAACAGTAGGTACAGATGTGAACCCAGAACCACCACTAGTGATAGTGATGCCATTGACAATACCAGTAGAGCTAACCGTTGCCGTAGCTGTTGCACCTGTACCACCTCCTCCAGAAATAGTTACTGATGGTGGTGTAGCAACTTTATAATGTGCTCCACCATCTGTGATTGTAATACCCGAGACCGCATCTCCTGTAATAGCAGATGTTGCTTTAGCAAGGAACTCATCCCCAACAACTTCCTCACCTACAGTAAAGTCTCCCGTACCACCAGGATCCATAAAGAGTCTGATAGCAGATGCATAAATTTCTTCGACAACATCGATCTCTGCAACACCAGTCTCAAAGTCATCACTGCCGACCTCGTAAATCTCAGCAGTCATTGAATAATATTGAATTTTTCCAAATTGATAAAAAGGTTGCTCTCTTTCTACAAATTTAATTTCATACAAATCTTTCGTTAACGGAAAATATAAAAGGTCTCCTTCATTAGGTCTTCCATCAACAGTCAATTCTGGATTATTTGCAGCAACAACTTCGTCCCATCTGCGTGTAGATACACGAAATTTTACCTCATCTGAGACACGCAATCCAAACTTGCTGATGAATTCTGATGTATCACCAAAACCCTCTACATTAGAGAGCAGCATTTCTACTTGGAACTGCTCTTGGTATTTTGAGTAGACAATATCATCTAACGTATTATCTTTGAGGATAGTACGTGGTAGATAGTAGATATCAGATCCAAACAGTTTAATCTGTTCATCGACCAGATCCTGATAGAGGGTCTGCTCTCCTGAATCTCCTTGGTAGTAAGTTGGGAAATAGGGACTAGTAGGCATCTTATCCGATCATATCCATAGGTGGAATGGCGTACTTACTGAGAACTTCGCTTTCGATCTTCTCAATTTCGCCTAGTGCATCTTCATATAATTGTCTGCCGTTTAAGGTGATGCCACCAGGCAGTTGAACATTGTTATATTTAATTAGATTCATACCCCACATTTTTTTCATCAATGCAGTAGCATACTTCTTAACAAACATATCATTGTTCATTTCTGTAGCGTCTGTAGGATCGATCATACGGTGTGCTTCGATCAACAGATTCTGTCCTTCTTGTAGAAAGTCTTTGTCGATATCTAAGTACAAACGATCACGACGTTGTGTATATCTGAACTGTTGAAAAGATCCATTGTTGAGGACCATATCCAATGTTTCTAGATACTGCTTGGTCATAAAATAGTTGAGGATATCTAGAGATCCAAATGCATACAAGTCATTTAAAAACATTCTATATTCAACGCCAAACAAGTTGGAACGAATAGAGTTACCTACCATTCCGAAGACCTTGCTGATACCAGTTACATGAGCTGGTATTGGTATATAATTTGTTGCTTCTTCCCAATTAGTCGAACCACTGCTAGTGGTTACAGTTGCTGCAAGTCTTGCTTTATCGGCAGCGGTGATCTCATGGTATAAGTAACATCTTTCCATACCGTTATAACAGTTCTCTTGAAAGAACTGGAACGTATCATCAATAACGTTATTTACCTGTTCGTCGTCAATGTTTACTTGTAGGACAGGCTCACCTAACTGTCTCTTACAATAAGTTATGAGATCAGATCTAGAGTTTGGAGATGCCATTACACATAAAAATCCCTTCTTACCTATTTAGGAAGAAGGGATCTGGGATTATTCTGCTGTTACTTCCTCTGGTGTCTGTGGGAGATCAGAAGATGGTTGATCCTCTAGAAGACCTAGGGTTTCTAGACCACCAGTCAATTTCAGTTTGTATTCTTTTGCTTTAACTAGGTTTTCTTCTAGTTCGGAAATTTGCTTCTCTGTAGAAGCAATCTGCTCTTCAAAATTCTTTTTAAGTTGTGTATGATCCATAGTAATCAGGAGAATGATATATCAATCACTATTTATTCTATCACAAAGTAGTGTCAATTTTCAAGTCTGGTTCAGATTGCTGATTATAGAGTTTGATAATTTGATCTACCATGTATGCAAGTTGACCGTTAACCGATAAACTCATTTGTTTCACTCTTCTTGTAAATTCATCAATTTCAATGTCACCTGCTTTTAAACTAATTGCAAGATCATAAACTCCATTGGCAACTGTTTGTGATTCAACAGTACCAGAATTTCTCAATGGTTTGATGTAATGAATGTAACTACTCCACCCATCCCTTTTATTAAGTCTACGATTTCTGATGATTTCCTTTTCCTCATCAGTTACGTTTAAAGCTCCCCTTCTCTCTAGAAGGAGTAAGTATTCCTCAGGAGTCATTTTCATTGTACCCAGATCTCCGCTCTCATACTTCTATTTACACCAGTTGTACCTTGACAACAATAAATATGATCTCCTGCAGATGTGCTAGAACGCTGAATACCAATGCCACCAGTAAGATCATTGGAATTTTGGTCTCCTTCGTTATTCCAACCAAATCCCCAACGAACTCTGTTACTACCGTTTCCTCTATAGTTAAATCCATACCACTGGAAACCATTTTGGTTTGAGAATCCAGAACCCTGCCACATGCTGTTTCCACGAGGGTTACTACTGAGTTGTGACTGACTCTGTAGTCTAGCTAAACATGTTTGACCTGTGCCTTGTTTCCAAGTCCAACCATTATAACTAACTGATGACTGACCACCATTGTTTATGTCTGGGAAAACAGCAGCCATTGTAGCTGCATTATAATAGTTGAAAACATGGTTCTTATGGTCACCATCATTTCTATTCAACTGTGTAGTAGCATTATAAACGTTTGTTTGTGACCAGTAAGAACTATCGTAGTTGAAAGTATTTCCTCTAGTACATTTCCAAGCAAGCATCCAACCACCGCCACCTAGGTGACTACTTCCCATGGCACAATAAACTTGAGTAGCACCAACAGTGGGAAGAGCAATCCAGTAAACGCCATCGGGTGCTGCTGGGTTTACTGCAAGAATTGCTGCAGCAGATGGTGCTGCTTTATCAGCAGAAGATCCATCAATCTTAGATCCACCAAAACCAGACCACTCATTTCCATCATAAACTTCTGCGGACTCCTCCTCAGTATTAAATCCAATCATACCGATCTCAGGACTTCCTGGTCTGGTACTATTAGTCCATCTTCTGATCTTAAGATTTCCAGTGACATCACATGTGCCATTGGAATCAACAGCCAATGAGTTATTGCCTTGTAAGGATGAGACCCTAGTTACGTTAATCTGCGACATTTCAATTAGGATATACTGCGGCGATTGCTCGAATCATGTGATTGAGAGCCTCTGCTTGTATTCTCTCTGGTGTATCTTGATTGTAATTAGCCAGGAAACCAGGGGAGTTTGCAAAGTCTGCTTTATCAAATTTACCAAGTTTTAAATTATTTACTCTATCTAGCAACTCATTTGCAGACTTTGCAATGTAAGCATTTGCTGCTTCTTTCTTGATGTTTTCGATATTCTCTACATATTTATCTGTATGTTTCTTGCTCATCTCTTTACGATTTCTGAGCATCTCATACTCGTCCTCAGTGATATCTAAGTAATACCTAGACTTTCTGAGTTCGATAATATGCTTGTATTCTTCTTCTGTTAATTGTACGTTCATCTTACGTAAATCTCCACGCGAGCGTTTCTTCTCATACCAGTACGGTTTTGGCAACAACCAACAGCATCACCAGCAGAGAATCTAGATCCACCGCGATACTTCATACCAATACCACCACCAACATCATCGCTACCCATGTTGCCATTGGGATAGAGACCGCCACCATTTTCATTCCAACCAAATCCCCAGCGAGATCTTGTATCTGTACCATTAGATCTATAGTTAAATCCATAGAATCTAACGTCGTTTTGAGTGCTCCAAGGATTACCCCAACCACTGAAGTTCAGAGCATCTCTGATAAAGTATCTATCAACAGTATTAAACAAACTACTCAGTGTGATTCTATTTCCAGCATAAAAATTATTTTCCAACCATGTCCAGTTTCCTAGACCACCAATACTTCCTCCAGCTCCAATGTCAGGAAAACGTGCAAAAATATCTTTTGCATTGAAGTTGTTAAATGATGCAAACTTTGCGTCTCCATCATTCTGGTTTGTGGCATTCGGATTTAATGTGTTTCCATTTGTCCAGTAAGCAGAGTCATACTCAAAGGTTCCACCTCTGGTTGCTTTCATTGCCATCTGCCAACCACCTTGATCATATGAACTATTCATAATACAATACAATTGGGTTGGACCAGAATTTGGAAGATCAATCCAATAAGTACCATCTCCCGCTGATGGGTTTGCTAACTTAATATCATTAGCAGATGGTGCTGCTTTATCAGCAGAAGATCCATCAGGAACAGAAGATCCACCTGCTTCTACCCATTCAGTTCCATTGTAAAATTCCAGAACTTCTGTTTCGGTATTATATCCAAAAGATCCTGTTAAATTACCAGGACGACTTCCCGTTGTCCAGGTAGGAACTTTTAGTCCACCATCAATTTGAAGGACTTGGTTTGAAGGGACGATGACGGTGTTGTTTGCCGCCAATCCTCTCAGTTCTCCAACACTTAAACTACTCATTAAATTACGCTCCAGTTAGATCCGTTAGAAACAGTGACTGTATATCCATTATTTATAGTAACAGGCCCCGCACTCATACAAGATTTACTTGCTGGAATTGTGATGTTTTCCGCAATTGCTTGACGGTTCGCCTTGATAATACCATAGGTATCTAGGTACATAACGTCTTCATTGACTCTAAGTGTTCCATCAACGTTAACATCATTTCCAACATCAAGGTCGTAGCGTGGGTTGCCACTTCTATTAATGCCAACTTTAGAGAGTCTGTAAATATCAGAACCATTAGGTGCTTCTGTCCATCTGGAGGTAACAAATGGTTGGTTGTTTTGATAAACAAGACCATTAACGTTGAAGTTACCTTGGACGTTTAGACCGTAACTAACAGTAGATCCAGTTGCATTGCTACTAGTATCTGTGGTGTTAATAGAAACTCTATTAGAACCACCATTAACTGCAATTGCAGGTGTAGAATTCCAAGATGTTCCACCATTGTTGGTAGATGCTTGGATGGTGAAGATGTTGTTACCAACTAACTGATTACCAATTCTGAAGTTTCTGTAGGAAGAAGAACCACGGAATACCAGTGGAGCACCAGAGTTATCGTTATCAGTATCAATAGTAATCTGATTTTGTACAATCAGTGTGTTATCAATGTATGCTGTACCATCAACATGCAAGTTATAAACTGGATCGGTAACACCAATACCAAGCGAACCACCTGCAGTGCCAACCAGAGACATAATGTGATTATTTGGCGCATCAGCGGCAGATTGTCCAGGTTGCCATGTGTAGAAGTCAATAGCATTTCCACTACCAGTTCCACCAGCGTTGTGGCGAGTTTTGATTGCGTGCTTGTAGTTCTGAGTTGCGTTGTAACCCATGAAGATCTGGGATGTACTAAACACATTAGAGTTGTTACCAGAACCAAGTGCTAGTGCTGCTTTTCCTCCCTGTCCATTTGTAAATCCGTCAATTTGAAGTTTGACATTAGCATTGGTTCCACCAGTGCCACCAGAAATTCTAACGTTATTGTTAGAAGCATCTACGAATAGAGTTCCGCTATCAACTGTGAAGTCATCAGCAACACTGGCAGTAGAAAGCATACTTGCTGTTCCACTTACACTAAAGTTAGATCCAGCACCTGTGACAGTTAGCGAACCAGTCATGGTATCGCCTGCCTTCAGGACGTTGAGGGATGCAGAACCAGTTAGGTTTCCTGTAATTGTTCCAGCAGAGAAATTACCAGAAGCATCACGAATAACAGCAGTAGAAACAATGTTTGCAGAGTTGAATGTAACGTTTCCTGTATTCCAGATCTTGTTACCGTTGATAGTAAATCCATCAGCGTTGGCGACCTGAGCATTCATGGTTCCAGAACCATCAGTGGAGTTACCACCAGTTACAATAAGAGCAACGTTGTAGTTAGCTGCTAACTGTGAAGAGTTGAAGTAGATACCAGGAGCAGAAGAGTTACCATCTGTTCTACCTAGTTTTAGGTTACCAGTTCCACTGTCACTCTCAAGTCTTGCTACTTCAAAGGTGTTGTCGTCTTCGATTGCAAAGTCATGGAATGTAACTCTTACACTTGCAGTACCAATTTGTAGAGCACCAACAAAGTTACCTGCAGTTAATCTACCGAAGATTAATGAATAATCTTCTGTTGGGTCAGAGACATTATTACTAATGATATTGTCAATAGAGATAACGCCAGTTGCTTGAGCATTTGCGTCATACAAGTTGACAGTTTGACCAGGGAGGAATGGAGTTCCACCAAGAACCTGACCAGAAACATAAATTCTATACTTAGAATCACCAGCGAAAGACTTAACTGTGATGGCATCACGAACAACACTCGCACTCTGGAAACTTGGCATTCTGTTATCAGACAGTGTGCCAAAGTTAATATTAAGAGCGTTCTGATACCAAGTACCTTGTCTGTTATCAAGTCTGTCTGCGTCTAGTCCAGAATCAATACCATCATTATTAGATGTCCAAACTTTACCCCATGTACCGAAAGTGGTAACTCCAGTTCCAGAACCACGAAGATACATGTTATCGTTATCAGTGAATGCAAGTTGTCTTACACCACCAATTGCCGTTAGACCGCTACCATCTGCTCTGAGAGTAAGAACCATGTTCTTGGTTCCACCATCATTGAGTTGGTTGGCACTGTTGTTAATAGTGTTGGAAACAATACCAGTAACGAAGTTGTTTGGAGTTGGGTTAGAAGTTGGGTTGTTGATACCACTAAGAAGTCTGATAGTTTTAACTGCCTGACCAGAAATATCAATGTTGTATGTACCAGCTAGTCTATCTGTTGGAAGTCTACCCGTCTGTAGGTTATCTGCATTGGTGAAGAAACTAGAGTCTGCGCCGTCTAGGAAGTCAGCATCAAGACCAGATCCTTGACCAGTTTTCAATTCAATAGAACCGTTACCTGATGTACCAATGTTGAACTGAGATTTCTTGAATCTAGAAACACCAAGTGTACCGTACAAGTCAGCAGAAACTGTTAGGTCACTGACTCTTTGTACGTCAAGTGCGACGTTTGCATACTGTCTAAGAACCGTAGATAGTTTTGCTTTTCCTAGGAAGTTAGAACCAGAACCAACTTCAACTGGAGCAGCAGAGATGTCAAAGTCAGCAGCATAACCACTGCCACCGTCTGTAACGACTACAGATGTAACAGCACCACCAGAAACAATAAGGTTGCACTTAAGTCCACTGCCAGGAGCACCACCAGTAATAGTTAAGTCAAAGTATTGACCGTCAGTGTAACCACTGCCACCATTAGCGACAATAACAGCATCTACGAAATTACCTTGAGTATCTGTAGAATCGAAAGTGATTGGAGAAGAACCACGCTCAAATTCAATGATTGTTCCAAGAGGAATTGTAGCAGTTAATGGATTGTTTAAAGAAATTGTTGTTTGTCCACCAACTGTAATAACACCATTGATATTAGTATTTGCTTGAATACCACTTACAGTGTTCTTAACTGAGTGACCGATGAGAACGTTTGCGTTCGTCTGCATCACAAGTTGACTGGATCCAGAATTTGCCTGAGCAGTTAACTTATCAAAGTATCTGACTTCAGCACCCTTGAGTGACTGTACTGTCTTAGCATATGTTTGGTCACCACGTAGGAATGTGAACGAGTTAGCAGCACCTGCAGTTGCAAGTCTATCAGTCTCAATAACACCAGATGTAATATCAGATGCAGCAATTTGGTTGGAGGATAGTGATACCCAGTTGTTGTTATCACCAGAAGATGTATTGACAACTCTGCTGAGGTTTACAGTTACTGGTGGTGTATCACTAGAGTCAATGTTGTCAGTGTCCGCAATAGCAATGTTATTAACAATGTCACCATACAGTCTGCTTTCAATTAAAGCATTACCTTGTGCTTGTGTTCCTTGTCCAGGAGGTGCAGAGAAGACAACAGTAGGAGCAGAGGTGTAACCTTTACCACCTTTAAATCCATTGAATGTTACAATCTGTACTGCAACAACTTCTCCATTTGCAATAGTACAAGTTGCGGCAGCTGAAACAGCACCTAATCCTTGTCCACCACCAGAGAATGTAACTGTTGGGGGTTGAGTATAACCAGAACCACCGTTGGAGATTGTCAACTGATAAACAACACCAGTTCTATATTCAGATGCCTGAATACGACCACCCGATATACTGCCATTGAAGATATCACCAATGGTAAACTGGATAGTAGGATCAACAGCAAATGCTAAGAACTGACTGTCTAGATCATTGTTAAGAATGAAGGATTGTGATGTATCCTGTTGGATCGCGATATCACCAGCAAGTGCTCCTTCAATAGCAAGTCTTTCTGCTTGGGTTGCAACAGTGTAAACTTCAAATGGTCTGAGTGCTGGGATCTGGTCAATAGAAATCTTACCAGAGTCGGTAAGTTCAACCAGTGCTCTAGGAACAGCGTTCGTAGAATATGGTTTGTTGATGAATGGACCGAGGTTGTTGGTAATGTAATCCTTAACTGCTTTCTGAGTAGGTAGTACAGAGTTGCTTGTGGTAGCACCACCAAGTGTGTTATCGGCAGAGAATCCAGTAACAACAACGTCTCCACCTTTCAGTTTCAGGAACTCAACTTCAGAGATGGTAACCGTACCCGTGAAGGTGATAGCACCAGTTCTGTTTTCAATTCTAGCGAACGTACCAACTTTGAAGTCACCAAGTTCGTCAGTACCAGAAACATAAACACGACCATAGTTTTCGTTTGGTCCACCAACTTGCTCAAGTGCTTCATTCTTAGTACCACCATTTTCTGGCAGTGCAAGATAGTTTGTACCAGAACCTGCAAATTCCCAGGTATGAGAAGAAGAGTTAACAATAGATGGTCTGTGTAGACTAATTGTAGCTCCAGTGATAGCTCCAATAGAAATTGGGTTTCCAGTGGTTTTATCTTTAAGTGACATACCACTACCAACACCATCATCGATGGTTAGTTCTGCACTGTTAT